AGGGGAGATAAACGGCTTTGCTTACCAATGCATTTTTGCTTTTGCAGGAATAAAATTCCAAGACTCTTCCTTCCGGCCGGATAGAGATGGCGCAAACAGGCTTTTGAGTTGTACCTCGTATTCCCTTGAACCGGGATGATTGTTTGATATATTCCGGATCGTCAATACTTATAGCGTAAAATACAGGCCGCTCCCAATCATCCATTTGGAAGACAACAAAGCGCATAAAGTTTTCAGGCAATAGAACCCAGCCACTTTCGTTCTCTTTCCAATACACGGCATCTCCGAAGTTGTAACCTCCATCAAGCAGATAAGGGGGAGCTTCGCTGTGTATTCGCTTTACGGACTCTACGATCTTCGATTTAATAATATCGTTAAGGGCAAGTGTATCTACATCGCCTATTTCGGTCAGCGCATCACTCGTCATGTTTTGATCGAGCGCTATGCGAACATCTTTTGCAATATCATCAAGAAGATAGACTTTCATACTCCCTTATTATATCAAAGCCCCTCAAATTCGATTCCGTGAATGGCCGCTTGTTCCAATATAGCTTTGGTGCTACGCATAGAGGTTCGACTGACACCGAACGTGTCGGCCAGGTAATCCTTGGCGACTCCTATATCACTCACTTTTACTTTTCGGAAAGCGCTTTCTTTAGTATCGCTATCGGCAGATCCTACTTCTTCCTGACCAACCTTCATCTCGTTTTTGTCGGGCTGTTCGATCGGGGCAGGATTTCTTTTTGCTACGGTTTTTGCGCCAAACAGCTTAAACAATTTCCCGAATCTTGAGTGACTCTCAATTGCTTTTTGCAAATCCTCGTTGTCGGTCGTAAACGAACTACTTCCATCCGACAGAGGAACAAATGCGATATGCAAATTCTTTTCGCTCGGAAGCACTACATTGATGCTGACGTTGGTGTTCGCTTTATATGTCTTAATCATACTATTTTGAATTAAAAGAGGGATGGGACTCTTATCCCATCCCTCTTTGTTAATAAATTATGTTGTGCGGTTTAAGGCGTAACAGGAGCTTTAGCAAGACTCATTCTCGCGTGAGCTTTTGCGTAACGCAAGTACAAGCAGCTTACCTCTTGAATAACTACCGCATCAGTCCGACGGATACCCGCTTTCTGCAAGTCAAGAACGTTACGTGCCCATGATACATGAGTTTTCTTGGATAAGTATTCCGGATCCATTGCGAATCCGCAATCGCTCATCCCATTTATGTCAAGTAATTCGTGATGGATGGTAAGAACCTCTCCGAAATCGGTATCCCAGCTCTTAAATTTCAAGTTCCAAACTTCGACGGTCTCTTTCAATCGGAATTTATCACTCTTAATTTTGGAGAATGCGGAAAGCATATCGCTACCGCAGAAAAGAATCTTACGTTTGTTACCGATACCTGTTCCCACGAAAAGGTCTTTGGTAATATCTACAAGGTTTTCATCGGATATTTCAGCACAGCTTTTGGCGCTGTTCCATTCTCCAACCTCGATATCTTTTCCGGCCATCCACCAAATACCACCGGTAAACCAGGTGTTCATACCGTCTTTGGCAATGTGCTTGATGACTTGTCTAACCCCGAACAGGTAGGTATTCTCCATTGCAAGTCGCATATCGTATACGCCATCTTCCTCAATGTCAGAGAAGTTCCAATTTACTTCTTTAGCCGCAATCTTGTCAAATGTGGATTGTTCCACTTGGATCATAAAGTTTTGGCAATATTGTACTTCCGGCATAGGAATATTGTTGAAACGTCCGGTTTGTACGTCTAACTCTCCGCAAGCCTTACCCATACGAACAAGAGTAGTGCCGGCAGGAATAGCAGGAACAAGTATAGGTTGTTTAGTAGAGGTATCCATGCTACCGTTTACAGCATATACGGTAGGCAAGTTGGTAGTACTATCCTTACCACATACACAGAGTACAAGGTCTGGAATGTTACTGTCGCTTGCCGTGTAAGGCGTTCCGTTTGGTTTTGTAATTGCGCTAACACCTACTACGCGGACAGTATCGTCGAGAGTGAACATATTTAGGTCGTCCACCGGAAGACTGGTACTTGCGCCACTTGTCATTGCGGATACTGCGCTTGATGTACTGCATTTGATTTCTCTTGTCCCAACACTGTAATACTTTACTTCGAAAGAATTAGTGCTGCTTGATTTTGCATAACGGCTAATTTGGTCTATAGGGGTTGCCATTGGGCGAATCTTCACGATGCGTTTATCCACATCGCTCAAATAGAAGTTCGCGTCTGCATTGTCCCGACCGAATGTTTCGGTTGAGATACCTTCTGTGGCACTTGTGGCGTCCGCACCCCCTTCCGTTATACCCGCATCAGGCAGTTCGGAGGCATTAGCCATAAACACGCCGCCAGATGCACCTGTCGCAAATACCAATAAAATCAGCATAAAGCGACATAGAAAACTCGTTGTTTTTTTGAAAATTTTCATCTGTTTTAAAAGTTTAATGTTTATAAATAAAATAATTCTACTTTGTTGGTTTCCGTTTTTCTCCACCACGTTCCCAAATGTCTTGCACACCGTCATAGCGACCGATTGCACCTACATCGGGCATTTGTCGTGGTTTTGCGTTACTTCCACCATTTTTACCGGCAAGGTTAGCGGTCCCATCGGATTTGCCACCCTTACGCAGTTTTTCTTCAATCTTAGTGTTGCGGCCTCTCACTTCGCCCGCGTGGTCTGCCTGTTCGACATTGGCATCATGATTGATTGCTTTTAGAGCCGTAAGAATACTGTCGCGAGAGAATTTTCCGAGCAAACCGTCTTTCATAATTCCGATAAGCAATTCCATTGCGTTATCAATGTCATCATCTGAAAGCCCGTCCTCTTGCTGTATTGCTTCAAGCGTAGAGAGAGTTTCGGTAATATTCTGTTGATACTGCTCTTCAAATTCACTCTCTTTGGCAATACGTTCGGCATATTCCTTATTGGCAGCTGCAAGAGCTTCCTGCTTTTCAGGATCTTCGAGTGCAGCTTTGAAATCGTCGCCGAACTTGCGGATCATCCCTACAATAGGATCTTCTCCGTTTCGCCAGTCAGTAAGAAACGCCGCACTGTGAGGATTGCTTGAGAAAAGGTCTGAAAGGGCTTTTTCTCTATCCCCATACTCCGATAATTGTTTGTCGTAACCGTCGTAATCTTCGTTAATCTGACCGAATAACGCTTCGTCATCGTCAAACCCCTTATCGGGATACTTTGTCTTTAATCGCTCCGTGTATTGGTCGCGATTACTCTTAACTTCCTTATTTTCAGGCATAATCTTGAATTTTGCTTTTAGTTTTAACTGTAACACTACAAAAATAAAGGGTAGGACACACATCTTACGTTTATCTTTTTACGCTCTTATCCCTAACTTCGGAATATAGATATCTTAGTACAATGAAGCATAAGGGTGCAAAAATGGAATACTCAAAAGAGCGCATAGACGATCTTATGAAGGTGTATGATGACTATATCGCATCGTGCAAGTATATCCGTATGCCTGAGGTGTACAACAAAATTGTCAACATGTCGTCTTCTCGATTTTGGGTTAGCGATATCCGTGCGGCACTTGTTGTTTCTGCTATTATACGAGGAGAGGCGAAACTTGATGATATGCGACCATTAAAACGAGAAATGTATGAAGAAATCTATCGTCAGGTAATTATTTTACAGAAAGAATCTCCCGGACTAAGGGTGTCTGAGCTATGCGCTAAAGTTGTTGTACAACCGGCGCCAAAGTTTTACTTGACAGCGGGAAGCGCAAAAATGATGATATGTAAAGCCAGAAAACAATGGATAGCAGAAAAAATGAAAAGATTACGGCTCTCGTAATTGCTGTAGTAACTGTTTTTTTATCGTTATTCGGAACAACTGATTGGCACGCCATTGGTATTTATGCCGGATGTGGTTCGTTTGGACGTATGCTTTATCCGTTCTTTCATGTCAATGTTTTCCATGCGCTACTTAATGCCTGGTGTCTGTTATCACTCATGTTTATCTACAACATAAAAATAGGACGACTTCTGTTGGCTTATATCATCTCCGTAACAATTCCGATCGATACTATTGGTCATTTCATTGGAGGCATGGAAACTCCAACAGTTGGATTGTCCGGAATTGCCTTTGTTTTGTTTGGAACAATATCTTTCGAGGTGCTACGCAAGTGGTATTATCAAGCTTGGATGTTGTTCTATCTTATCGTTGGTTTTCTGTTTCCAAATACAAATGCGTACTTACATCTGTATTGCTATCTGGCAGGACTTGCGGTGGCATTACTCAACAAACCAATAAAACTGCACGGGTAATGGTAAGCCATATTGTACGTAATATATTGGCGGAAAATGCCCGACGTAATGCGGAGGTCTATGCTGTCTTTAATCCGATAAGCGGTCTTAATTCTGTTGGGAAAAGAGAGCGTGTCGAGATTGAAGATTTCCCGATAAAGGTACAGTATTTACCGGTGGAGATGATGAGGGTTCCGCTCGTCAAACAACTTATCGAGAGCGGTTCGATAAAAACCTTTCTTGAAGACATTGGAACAACAGAGGAAGATTATGAAGCAGACAGACTGAAAGTCATAGAACAATTTGTGAGATTACGTAATAGGTGTGATTTTCCATTTTGGACTGCAACACTTACTTATATCAAACAAAAAGGCGGTGGAGAAGATATTCTGTTTCGTCTTACTCGTCCTCAGCGTAGATTTGTAGCTAAGTTAGAAGAGAAGCGCAAAGCAGGTAAACCTATTCGGCTGGTCCTGTTAAAAGCTCGCCAGTGGGGCGGTAGTACCGTGTCGCAGATTTACATGGCATGGCTGCAGCTTGTGCACAAAGTAGGCCTCAATTCACTTATCATTGCTCATCAAGGCGCCGGTTCTGATGAAATTAAGGATATGTTCGATAGGATGATTAAGAAATATCCCATTGAGATGTTGCACCGAATGAACGAAGCCTACAGTGAAAATGAATCAAAGCTTGTCGGAGTAGGGAAGTCGGGTAGTATTCATCGAGTACCGCAACGTAACTGCAAAAT